GGTCAATTTAAATAATCCATAGGGGGTCAATTTGTTGAGAATATCCAGATAAGGTAGAAAGAGCGCAGTCAGTCATTGAACGCTACGCAATCCTTCAGAAAGCCGCAGAGCAGTTGGGCTTTGCTATTGATGAAAAAGACTTCCCTTCTGAATTTATCGGCAAGCACTATTTCTGGAGTCAGCAGCAAATCAAAGTGTCTGGAATTGGTGCAATAGATTATCGTCGAATCTATGACAATTCTACTGTAAAGCCTGAAATCAAGGGCCGTTGCTCATATCTCAGTCTCAAAGAAGTATTTGATGATGAGAATGATGGCCGCAAAGTAGCAATAGCAGCCACTGTCGCTGAGTACGAGGAAAAGAAATTGACAAGCAAGAAGACTGGACAAACAGAACCTTATTGCAAACTCGTTCTTCAACAAAACAATGACCTTTGTGAATGTGTCGTTTGGCCGGAAGAATTTGCCAAATTCCGTGGTCTGTTGATGAACGCCAAAAACAAACTGATCATCTTTTCTGGTGTCGTAAAATATAGCGACTATACTGGAAAGAATAATATCTGGTTATCACGCAGTTCTAAAATGGAAATAATATGAAACCTATAATCATCGCACTTGTCGGCCCATCTGGGAGCGGAAAGACCACACTGTCTCTCTATCTTCAAGAAAACTGTGGAATACCGGCAATATGTTCATATACAACACGACCAATGCGACATGGGGAAATCAACGGTCGAGACCATTGGTTTGTCGGACACGATCATCCAATCCCAGAAAAGCCATTAGCATACACATTCTTTGGAGGGAATCATTATTGGACTGAAACGTCACAAATTGATGGCCTTAAAAGATGTACTTATGTCATAGACGAAAAGGGGCTTATCGAATTGAAAGAATACTGGAGCGATAAATACGAAATCTTGTCAGTCCACATTGATCGTCCAGTTCGTGATGACATTGACCCTGATCGTCTTCTACGAGATTATGAACGTATCAATATTGAGCATTATGATATAGTCCTCAATAATGATTCTGACCTCGAATCATTCTTAAAAACCGCAGTAACCACCATAGCAACATTCATAGCATAATGGCAACACCTAAAGAATCAAATCCGTACATTGTCGGTCTGGTACTTGACTTTGAAACCGGTGGAATACCGAACAAAACAAAGAAACTAACAGCTGCTAATATCGGTATTACCCAGATAGCAATTCACGCTATTCGTTTGGACACATTTGAGAAACTTGGCTCGTATGTTAAATATATCTACCCCTACGACCAAAAAGAAATCAAGGCTCTTGCACCAAAGCGCAAAGTCCTTAAAAGCAAATATGAATCACCAGCAACTGAGCAAATGGTGTATGAGGACGCAGCTTTGAATTATACAGCAATTACAATGGATATGCTGTTAGAAATGGGAGTGGACATCAATGAAGTCGCACAGGATGTACTCAAGTTTATCAAAGATGTCACCTATCCAAAGACTCCTAAGAATATGATGCCTCTGGTTATCGGGCAGAATATCACATTCGATGAAGCATTCTTAATCCAGATGTTTGAGTACACCGGATTGTTGTCTGAATTGATTAAAGTTATCCGTGGCTGGGTCGATTTCTATGGCAACTGGCACCCTCAGATGATTGATACAATTCATCTTGGTCAACTTGCTCTTTGCAGCAATCCAAATGTAAACTCCTATAAACTGGAAATCATGTGCGAACATCTCGGTGTAGAACTTGATGACGCTCACGATGCAGATGCTGATGTAGCAGCCACCACCAATGTAGCCGCAGTTCTTGCTCAACGAATGAGAAGCGTTGGTGGAACTATTGAAGGTGGTGAGATTCAGATGAACAAAGCTGAAAAATCACGCAAACATTTTAAAATATGACGACAGACATCCCTAACCATCAAGAAGATGTGGTATTGCCTCCAGTTAAGGAGGCTACCACAACATTCAAGGTCATTACAGACCGTGTGGTTCTCAAAATAGTGAATGAGAAACACCCTGAAATTACTCTGGCTGAGATTTCAGGATATGATCTGAATATTGCATTCAATATGGAGTATATCAATTCACTTGAAGATGTTGCAGCTGTGAAAGAAGGTTTTGCAACACTAATTGGAAATACAGTAATGGATATACTTCTGGCACACAAACATCAGCCAGAATAGCAGACTATTCCTAATAAACAAAGCCTCGGTAGCAGTTATCGAGGCTTTCAATTAGGAATTTCAATGGAAAATAAGCAATTAACTGACCAAGAGGTGTTATTCTGTGAGCTGTTTATGAACGGCGCAGCACCTTATGCTGGTAATGCTGTCAAATGTTATTCCGAAGTGTTTAAAGAAGATGGCCCAAGAATACGTCATAAAGCCAAATTGCTTCTAAATCGAGAAGACATAAAGACTTATCTCACCCAATTGGAAGAGATGAGTGTTGAAGAAGCTGGCAATATGAAACGCTATCTCACTCAGAATCTGATGAAGATTCTTGAAGAAACTTCGACAGCAGAATTTCGTGATAGGCGAGGCACATTATTGTCCACAGCTCCACTGAGAAGTGTGGCTGTAAGTGCGGCAAAAGCACTGATGGACATGTATGCCGTCAAGGAGGCGCAAACAGTCAATTTGGAAGGTGGAAATGCCGAAGGTGGTGGCATTACTTTCAATGTTATTGTGCCGGAATCTAAATCTGAGATTAATCCCAAATCAGAATAATGTTAGAGATTATTGTAACCGGCATTGTCAGCTTGATAACTGGTGCTGGTGGTATGCTATTTTTCTATCCCCAGACTCGAAAAGCAAAAATCTTGGAAAACGAAGCCAAGCAATCGGAGGAATGGAAGAAACTTTACGAAGAAGAACGCCATTTACGCGATGAGGACCGAAAAGTCTGGGAGGAAGAACGAGCACGATATGAAACTAAAATTGACACACTGTATGACCAAATCAGCCATCAGCGTGATTGTAAGGCAGAGCTATCCAAAACAAATGCAACTCTTCAGGTTGAAAATACTCGTCTGTGTATGTTGAAGTGCGAAGTTCCGGCCTGCCCAAATCGAAAACCACCAACAGGATATTAATAACTATGGAACAAATCATTACAATTGTGGCTTCAGAAGAATTATCAGAATTAAAACTTTCTGAACTCGTTGGTCGCAAAGGAATTGTGAAAGAACTGCGCTATCATCCATTTGGTAGCAGACCGAGGGGTGCTTGGATAGAATTAATCGGAGAGCCCTATCTCGACGAACAGGAATGGTATATTCCAGAAAAATCAATCATGCAAGATGACAACATTAAAGCAAGGCAGTAGAGGCTACGAAGTCAAACAGCTTCAAAAGAAACTGAATCTATTAGATGACGGAATTTTCGGGCCGCTTACTGAAGAAGCTGTGCGAGCCTTTCAGAAATCTAAAGGTCTTACCGCAGACGGCATTGTTGGCCCAAAGACATGGGGTGCATTAGGTGTGGTCTCTGCGTCAAATCCTCGAAATATTAAAGAAATCATTGTCCACTGTTCGGCTACTCCAGAAGGAGAAGATTTTACAGTTGAACAGATAAAAAAGATGCACTTGGCGCGAGGCTTTTCAGATATTGGCTATCATTACGTCATTTATCGCGATGGTTCCATACATAAAGGTCGAAATGAAACCAAAAGTGGCGCACACTGTACCGGACACAATACCATCTCAATTGGTGTGTGCTATATAGGTGGTTGTCCTACTCGCTCTACTTCTAATTGGATGAACAAAGGTAAAGACACTCGTACTGAAGCGCAGAAAACGGCTCTACTTAAAATTTTAAAAGAACTGAAAGTCAAATATCCAAAGGCAACAATCCACAGTCACAGAGATTTTGCCAACAAAGCATGTCCTTCGTTTGACGCTACAAAAGAATATAAAAATCTATGACAATGAAAAACTTACCATTCATTATCGGAATTATTTTGGCTCTATGGTTAGGTTTTAGCGTAGGTCAATGCACTGGTTCACGTTCTTCGCCCATTGAAGGAGATGTTGCAGTATATCGAGATACAATAGTTGATACCATTACCTATCGCCAACCGGTTCCGGTGGATAGTGTTGTGCTACGCTACGTTACTGTTAAATTGCCGCAAGTTGATACCATCTTGACAAAAGGCGAGGATATTATCAAAGTAGATAGCGTGTATGTCGAAGTCCCCATTCAGCAAAAAGAATATCAAGACAGTGCATATCACGCATGGGTAAGTGGATTCAATGTGAATTTAGACAGTATAAGTGTCTTTCCAAAAACAATTACGGTAACGCACCGTATCAGAGAACCGCCTAAACGATGGGGATTAGGAATTCAATTGGGTGTAACCTATTATGGCAATAATCGAAAATTTGATCCATATATAGGCTTTGGTATTAGTTATAATTTTCTGACATGGTAAAAATTTTAGCGAAGCTCAAACTACTCTGTCTGGGCTTCGCTATTTTTAATAAACAACAAACAAAAACGATATGGAACTACACATAAAAGACCGTATGTACTTTCCTCAGCTTCTTCCTCAGCAGAACACCTTCATGGAGTATGCAATGAAGCGTCAGATCCTGAAGAAAGTAGGCTTGACCAAAGAAGATCAGGAATCCTTCAGTATCATCGAGGATAAAGAGAACAATCAGATTCGATGGGACATCGAAAAAGATATGGCACAGCCATTGACTGTTGACTTTACCAAAGATGAGCTTGATTACATCAAGAAGGGCTGCGAGGCTCTATCTGAACAACCTTGCCCAGATGATTTCTGGAATCTGGTTGAACGAATCTATAATTCTGAACCGAAAAAGTGATTCATGCTCAATAATATGTTGGCTCCCTTCTCGGATATTCCGAGAAGGGAGTTTTTAATATGCAGCAAGAGCGTGTAAATAATTGGCGTAATGAGCCTCAATCATTTCAACAGATGTCCCAGCAGTCTTTGCTATCATAGCCAGTGGCATTTTATTCTCAGTTACAGCTTGAGTGATAGCCGTTCTACGAAAGGCGTAAAGCGTTAACTGGAATGGAACTTCCAGATATTTCCCAACTTTATGTAGGAATCTGTTAATTTGGCCACAGATATGATTTCCTTTGTAGTAGTGATAATGGAATTGCTGAGGGTCGTTCAGATTCCATTTGGTTTGATTGAGTGCAAAGGGGAAGATGTAGCCACCTTTTGATTTTCCTTGATACTTCATCACAATCTCAACAGCTTTTGGAGAAAGGTATTGTATCACCAAGGCTTTAGAGGTATGCTTGCTTGATGCTCCATAGTTCTTTTTCTTGGCTGGGATATAGGTGCAAGTGAATCGCTTGGCATTTGCGTCATAAGCGATATTATCCCAATGGAGCCTTAGTATATCTATGGGGCGAGACTTCATTTCATACAGGAGCATACAGAAATCCCGATAGAGATCCTTGTAGTATTCCATTTGTGGGCCACGAGCCATTTTGATTTCGCTGAGGTCCATTTGAACAAACTGCTCATATTGCTCAGGTGTCAGACTTTGAACAGCTCCTCCATTAGAAAGAAAATCCTTTGCTTTATCGGTCACTTTATGGATTGGAGCATAATCCATATATGGAAAGTCTGGGCGATAGGTTATCAGACGTGCTTTTCGTGCTCTGCTGATAGCTGCGGCGAATATTTTCATCGTGCCGATAAAGTTAGTGCCTTTACCATTTTTACCCTTCTGTTTGTTCAGCCACTTGATAAGTTGCACAAAACTATCGTCTCCAAGGGCTGTCAGAGGCTGTTTTATGAGCTTTCCTTCAGCTTCCAGCTTGTGCAGAAGTGTTAAATATCCTTGATAGCTTGCAGAGGGTTTCAGCCGTTTAGGATTCTTTATCTCCTCAATGATCTGCTCCAGCCATTTGCCCAAAGTCATATTGTCACCGGGCATAGCATGGCTTGTCACATTGGGCGGTGTGACTATTTTCTTTGGAGGTTTGGATAATTGAGGCTTAGGTTTTGGCTCTTGAACGGCAAGATGCTCTGTTGCCTCTTGATATGCAAACAGTTCTCTACCAGATTCAAAGTCATACCTTTCCAGCAAGTCCTCGTAGTATCTGAGGACATCACTCAGGATTTTGTTGTTTGCACTGTCGATAGGGCGGCGAGATACAAATCTTTGTGCCGACTTATCCCATGTCTTGAAGTCGGGGTTTCTGAGTTCATCGACGGCCCGATAGTGCCGAATAGAAGTCCCCTTGACGGTTGCACACAAGCAGAACCGTCCATTTCTGTTAGTAAATTTTAACGAAATATTCGCCATTTGAATGAAGATTTACGGGCGAACTACTTTGAGATTACAGTATTATTTGTGCTGTGCACAAAACTTCATTCATACTGCCGGAAAGACCAGTTTGATACAAAGTAATCCATATAGTACAGAAACGATGTAATCGTCTAATCTTCATTCAATTATAAAAATAAAAGTCGAGGGTTGATTCTCGACTTTTATCACAGGGCGGAGAGGACGAGAGCCTAACGCCTGACATTCAAGGGTTTCACACAATGCCAAGTCGGTGAAAATGTGATTGTTGCATGATTTTTTGATATTGGGCGATGTCATGGCGTGTCAATTCGGGCTTCAAAATTCGTGTACCTTATCGTGTACCATCACAATTTATCAAACTTTGTCATTGATTGTCTTTTCAATTCATCGACAATGGCGATGTAAGGCTTCATCGCTTCAAACTTTGAATGCCCCGTCCATCGCATAATAACTTCGGCGGCGATTCCAAGTTGCAAGGCGGTGACAACGAATGTGCGCCGGGCGACGTGTGTTGTTATCAACGCCCATTTCGGCAAGACTTCTTCATGCCGTTGGTTGCCGTTGAAATACACAATGCGCGTCGGGGTGTCGATGCCCGCAGCTTTCGCAATGTTTTTCAAATAAAGATTCATCCGCACGTTACATGGCACGGGCAAGGCAAGGTCGTGTTGAAATTTTACGTCCTTGTATTTGTCAAGTATTGCGCGGGAATGCTTGTTCAACTCGATTTTCAGCCCGTCAACCGTCTTTTGTGTCACCACGTCAATGTAAGTTTCTTTGACATCACACCGTTTCAGTTTGGCGACATCGGAGAATCGAAGCCCGGTGTAACAACAAAACAAGAACACGTCGCGGGTGTGTTCCAAGTGTCGGTCGGCATCCGTGAATGTCATTTCGGACATTGCCCGGACTTCTTCTTGTGTCAAATAGATTATTTCCTTTGCGTTGCCGTCCGTGCCTTTTAGTTTCGGGCGGAATGTTTCATGCACGTTGCCGGAATAATAACCGTGAACCGCCGCCCACCTGACAAACCAACGGACAAAAGCAAGGTTCTTGGCAATGGTCGTGTTCTTCAAGCCCTTTTTCATCATGTGGGCGACAAATTCTTGCATCTTTGCGTCGGTCAGGGTGTGAAAGGACAAAAGCGCGTCGAATGACTGCAACCGCTTCTTTAATGCCTTGAACTTTTGAAACGTCGCCGCCGTCCATTGATTTTCATTCCCGACGGTTGACGTGAATTTGTCATAAACTTGGAAGAACGACAATGAAACCGGGTCTTGGATTACTTCTTTAAGGGCGGTGTTACGTCCGACCAAATCGTTGAATAATTCCTTGACTTCGCCGGGGTCGGGAACACGCTTTTCAAGCAATTCATAACGCGCCATAACTTCACCGATTGCCGACCGCCATTCATCCATGATGCGGTTGATTGTCATTGCATCCGGGTTGTCCGGCTTGACCCTTTGCGTGTCGGCATCCCACGAATCAAGATTCACGGATTGCCCCAAAGGAAAATCAAGGGGTATTTGCCCCCGGAGCGTCACGCGCATTCGGATTGGACAAACATCTTTGCCGCGTTTGTGCGGCAAGAATTTGACTGACCAATTTATTCTCATTTTGCGTCCGTTTTAAGCATTTTGCCCCGTCCGAGAAGCAACCATTCAGCCGACACCCCGAAGTCATTGCAGATGCCCGCCAATGCGTCCACGTCAATGCACTTGTAAGTCATTTCATCAACGGGCTTGTCGATGGTCATTTTCAAGGTCGCATATTTTACCCGGTTCAAGTGGTGCGCCTCGCAAAATCCTTTGATGCCATCGACCTTGCCCAACTCGATAGCGAGATTCAGGGCTTGAAAGAATCGGCGGGTTATTTCAATCGCTTGGGGGTTGACTGATTTTTTCATTTTGATTTCATTGCCTTATAAAGAAAAGCAAAACTTGTTTTGCCCTATTTTATATTATATCGAAGATATATTTCTTTTCTTTTATTTTCTTTTCTTTTGCACAAATTTGCATTGCAGTTGGATTGCATTTGCATCATTGACGTTGAACCCTAACAACCTTTAATTGCGCGGGGGTGCGCCCTTTTACGTTGAACACGGCTTTATAGCCGCCGTCTGTGTCCGATAGGAATTGAACAGCAATGTCAAGATTCCAACCGCGCGGTTCTTCAACGTGGATTGATTGCTTTTCCTGGTCATAGGTGTAAATTCCCGTGGTAGTGTCCACCAAATCGGCGGTGTGTTCATAAACATGGGTGAAGTTGCCGTCCGGCGAAAAATCGAAATATTCGGGATTGGTCGCCGGAATGAAATGTGTGCCGTCCTGATATGACGTTACATTCCACCGCCCTACGATGGTCGAAAGAATCACGGCGGGTTCATCCTCGGAATTGTCATTGGTCGAACTGCAACCCGACACAAGAACGCAAGCGAGCAACGCAAGCAGCCAATTGACGGTCTTATTCATGGTTCATCTTGATTTTATAATCGGCAATCATCTTGTCGAATTGTGCCTTGCTGACCATGACGGTTTCTTCACCTTTGAGGGATGCCAATTCAAGGGCATCAAAGATTTGTTCCGGCATCACGGAGTAATAAGCCGGAACGCCATAATATTTGTTGACTTCAATTTCAATCATCGTTATTGGGGTTTTGATAGGTTTTCAATAATAGTCAGGAATCGGGCTTGTTGCTCGATAAGGTTATCAACCGACCTTTGCTTTGCTTCAAGCAGCGACAAAAGGCGGTCGGCTTCACACGCAACAACCTTTTTGATGTTGACTTCTTCTTGGACAACTTCATCAACGCATTCTTTCACGTCGGCAACTTCCTGAACAATCTTGTCGCCGTTGATTGCGTCGCCGTTTTGAACGTGTTGCCCGCCGTAAACAATATGGGGCTTTGCTATCAGCGATTGCAATATTGGGTGTTTTGACTTCGGGATTTTGCCACCCGACTCCCAATTTTGAATTGTATTTACCGACACGCCGACCGTTTCCGCAAGTTGCTTTTGCGTAAAACCCAACATTGTGCGAATTTTCTTAATGTCTAAATTATTCATCTTTAATTATGTAACATTTTTTAACGCGCCATTCCTGCAAAATATTTGGTGTCACCTATTGACAAACACCAAATATTGTGTATCTTTGCAAGCGTAAACGGAACACGTTGCAAAGTTAAAGCGAAAATGAACGCTTACAAATAGCAAAGTTACGTCATTTTAGCGAAACCCCCGCAACCGAAGCCACAAAATTTCAAAACGACACCAAAAATTTCGCAACAATGAATGCAGATATTAAAGAAAAAATTGATAGTCTTGACCTAAGCTGGATATTCTCAACAAATTGACCCCCTATGGATTATTTAAATTGACCCCCATTGATA